CCCCATTTCTCCCATGCCTATGATGGCGGTGAGGAGTAAGCTGCTACCCGGGGTAACCTTTCGGAAACTCCCCACAGAAATGGAGCAGGGGTTTATTACACCTAAAGGACGCTACATAGACATTGGAACCAATATCCACGAAGCTGCCCTTCCCAAAGTGGTTACACCTGCTCCCCGCCCCAATGTCAACCCTGCTGACTACTTCCCTACCCGTATGGGGCAGGAACAACTATTACAGGTTAGACTGATGGGGAACCCTCAAATGGGGTATGTCAACAACGTGGCTGCGTATAGTAAGATGACCCCTGAACAGCAAGCAGCTCTTGCCCACTGGATGGCCGCAAATAAGGAGCACCCTGCCATACTCACCTATTGGCTTAATGCCACCAAACCAATAAAAACCCCTACAGGTGGTATAAGTATCGGAGACACCGGTACTCCCTTATCATTTATGGATTTCCTTCGTAAAGTAGGAGCAGACTAAATGTCCACAGCACCCTCATCTGATTACGAACACCAAGTACTGGGGTACATGAAGGAAGCTCTTGAAGAAGGGGATGCCTTTTTACGCTCCCAAAAGGGCTACAACACCATCACAGACACCATAAAAGCCATTATGGCTGAGGATAGTACGGCTAAGAGTAGTGTACTTTCCCAAACAAGTGTAAACCATGTGGCGAAGGTGGCTACTGATTTAGCGGCCATGTGTACGGATGTTAAACCGTTTTGGGAGTACAGAACAAAGAACGAAAGGTTTAAGAAGCATTGTGAGATTATTGGTCAACTGTCAGAACATTGGTACCTTAACAGGACTATTGATCTCAAAAACGCCGATGTAATCAAGTACTCGTTGGCTGCAGGGTCGGGGTATTCTCACATCTTCTACAACACCAATACCCAAGATCTTGATATTAGTGCGGAAGACCCCCGGGATATTATCCCCATTCGTCCCCCTTCTGTTTCCCTCTCACTACAGGAAGCAGCAGGGGTGATTCACAGGGTTCAGAGGTCAGTTAACTATGTAAAAGCCATGTTCCCCCATAAGGCTCACCTTATTATCCCGGATAGGGATGGGTCTATGGTATCCCAGTCGTTAAATGGTACCAGAATCAACAAACTCTACGACACTTACGGATCACCTTTCAGGGAGAAGCTGTTTTCAGAGGCCCCGGTAAAGGAACTCCCCAGAATCCCCTCTGTTGACCTTTACACTTGTTATCTTGACGACAGGTCGGTTAACAAATCTGGGCAGCCTAAGTTTATGGGAGAATGGATAGATCCTGAGCATCCTCGTAACAACTGGTCTTACAAGGTAAAGCCGGGAGATCAACTTTACCCCCGTAAGCGGTGTATTGTATTCACCAACACCGCCATACTATATGATGGCCCCGCTATCTACTGGCATGGACTATACCCGTATGCAAAACTCACCCTAGACCCTTGGCCGTGGAGTTGGTTGGGGAAGGGGATATTGTGGGATATTTTGCCCTTAGCGAGATCGGTGAATGGAATCATGCGGGTGATTGATGACCACTTGGAGCAGGTGGCCAGACCTACTGTAATTGGGGATAAACACACCATCTCCCAGAGTGAGATTAACAAGATTGATACCCGTAAGGCGGGGTTAAAGATCAGGCAGAATATGTTAACTGGTAAGGGGATTATGATTCAAGATCCCCCCAACCTCCCTCCCGATGTTCTCCAGATCCTCAACTACTACGAGGAGAAAATTTATGATATTCCGGGAGTCAGAGACTTCTCGGATATGATGAAGATGAAGCAGATGCCTTCACCGGAAACTATTGAAAGGATTCAGGAGGCTATGTCTCCTTCTGTTAGGTTGAGAAGTAGAATCATTGAGACCTATATGCGGGAATTTGCCACCATGACGGCCTCCAACTTTGCCCAATTTTATCCCCTATCGTTGAGGTTGGCTATTTTAGGGGCTGCTGGAGCAACTCCGGATGACTTCGACCAGGACCCGGGATCATTTATTCCCGCTTACCTTGAAAACGATTACTCCTCTTCAGGGGTTGTCAAGATGGAAGCCTTGGCAAGGGGACCTTTACCCCGTTACGACAGGGCTAAGTTCTTCTTCAGTCAAGTGTCCTACCACATTGCTCCCTCCTCACTACTGAATGCTTCGGAGATCGAGACTCAGCTTAAATACTTACAGCTGGCTAGAGCAGGACTGGTGGATCATTGGACCTTGCTTGAGCAGCTGAACATCCCCAATGTGGGGAATCCTCCCGAAGGAGCTAAGACCATCACCGAACGGCTGATGGCTGAGCAGCAGATGCAGTTGGGTATGGTGGTGAGTTCTGCGGGGAGGAAGGCAAGCGGTCAAGAGCCTCCGCAGCAGAAATCCAGTGGGGCGGTTAGTGAGAGTGGGTAATGGGAGTTGACATTGAATGGATTGTAGGGATTATGAGGGTAGGGGATAAATTGGAGAAATTCCATGATCCCTTTGACTTCTCAACGGTGGTATTGAAGGATGATGATACGGTTATTTTCAAGGGGGCTTACTCCAATCAGTTTGCACAACTGGTGAAGGAGAGGAACAATATTCGCAAGAAGCTCCCCCCTGACGTAAAGAGGGTGGTTTACGAAAGGGTTGACGAGGAAGGTAATATAACTGAAGAGGTTATGGAGGTTAAACGCAATGCGTCAGATGGATAGAATGGATATGGGTGATAGCACTGCTGTTGTTGTTACCCCGGTAATAACTCAACCGTCCCATAAGGAGGACAATCATGAGCAAAAAGAAAGCAACAATGACTGATTCCCTGCAGCTTCGGGGGTACTTGGAGTTTGTCCTCCGGGATGCCAGAACCAACCAGATTCTCAAGCGGGGTAAGCACCATAATACAGTTACCGCCGGGGGGAGGGGATGGGCTCTGGAACGCCTCACGCCTTCCAGCAACGCCCAAGTGCTGAGTGCTATTGCCATTGGGTCTATTTCCAGTTCGGCTCCTTCCAGTAACCAAACAGCTCTTGGCGGGTATATGACCATCAAGAACTTCGGAACCACGGGGCTTACTACAGCTACCAACTCCGCGTGTACCTTCACTGGAGCTATTAGTTTCAATACCAATGAGACCTTTGCTGGGTCGAGTCAGATTGGGGAGTTTTGTATCTATAACTCCGCTGATTCTGGTGGGACCATGTTCAACCGAGTTACCACCAGCACTTACGTTAACTTCGGCACTTCCAATACGTTGGCGGTGACGATGACTATTACCAACTAACCAGTTCAGAGGAGGACCCGTGCAATCTAGTTTGGGGTATCCGAGTTTCCCATCCTTACTATTCGCAATCCCGTTCAGTGGGAGGCCTTTACCGCCTCAGCTGACCCTTGCCTTTCACAACTGTTCACCGCCGATGAATTACAACACGGTGATGATCAACACTTACGGGGTTCCCATTGCGGAAGCCCGTAACATGTTCGTCAGGAAGGCCCTTGAAATAGGGGCTAAGTACATCTTCTTCTGGGATGAGGATGTTGAACTTCCTCCCCAGACATTGAGGGAACTTATTTTCATGGCTGAACACCACCCGGAAGCTGGGGTGGTGGGAGGGATTTACTCCCTTAAAGTAGACAGACCGGAACCTTTAGTGTTTAGGGGAACAGGATCGGGACCTTACTGGGATTGGAAGGTAGGGGAGGTGTTTGAGGTGGATGGTATTGGGATGGGGTGCACCATACTCCGTACCGAACTCTTCAAAGACTTACCGGAACCTTGGTTCAAGACGGTGGATAATTTAGATCCCTTCCTTGACAATGTGAGGTTTGGGGAGCAGTGGACTGAGGATCTTTACTTCTGTAAGAATTTACGGGAAAAGACTGATTGGAAGATCTTGGCTCATGGGCAGATCCTTCCCAACCACATTGATGTGAAAACGGGTAGGAGTTACAACCTTCCCCCTGATTCCAAACCTTGCCTCCCCTATGGGGTTAAACCCTCTAAAAAGAGAATCCTCGATATTGGGTGTGGCCCTAATAAGTTGAAGACTCAGGAAGGGCAGGTGGTGGGGTGTGATATTAGAGAACTGGAGGGGGTTGACTATAGGTGTGACCTCCGAAAACTCCCCTTCGCAACCGGGGAATTCGACATCATCTACTCCTCCCA